AATGACCACCAATAAGAAACCGAGGGTGAGGAGAGGACGGACTGCCAAGCAAGCAGCCGTTGCTAGAGAGTATGCCCCAACATCTAAGGGCATGAAGGTTGTGAACCTGGGGGCTAGAATATCGGGCTCAGGTGACGTGGTGCGTATTGCTCATAGGGAGTATATAGCTGATGTGACTACAACATTGGCTACATTTGAGACTCGGGTGTTTAAAATTAACCCTGGAGTTGCAACAACCTTCCCATGGTTGAGTAATATTGCAGCGAACTTTGAGAAGTACAGATTCAGGAAACTGAAATTCTGTTACTATTCGTCGGTAGCCACAACTACTGCCGGATCAGTTATGCTAGCTATTGATCTAGATACGTTGGATGCCCCCCCTGCATCTAAGCAACAGATGCTTCAGATGCAACGTGTAGTGAGGGCGAATGTTTGGGAGGAGTGCTGCAGTTTCATCCCGGAGGCAGTTCCAGAGTTGTATATACGAACTGGAGCTGTTCCTGTGGGTGCTGATGCAAAAACTTATGATGCAGGTCAACTCATCATAGGCACGGTTGGGACAACAGCTGCTACAATTGGAGAGGCGTGGTTTGAGTATGATGTGGAACTCCACACACCTCAGTCCACACAAGCCGCCGTTGCAACCGCTACCCTGACCACACCTGACGGAGACTTTACTGACTCCGTGATCCTGGGATCGCTTCGTGCGGTGCCCACGACGGCAGTTAATGTCGAGGTGTTCACCCAAGCAGGACTGAGCTACATCTTTGTGATGACTAGCCAGGACGCACTAGACAATCTCAATGTGTTAGGGGGTACTCTTGTGTACTCATCTAACACAACAGGGACTGGGACCAGCCTTTACACTGGTGTGCGGATTGTGACTGCAGGAGTCGCTCCGCTTCAAGTACTTGTACCAGCATCAGTTGTTGGTCGCAAGTTGCTTGTCTCTCCGATCCAAACGATCTAGGGTGGAAGCGCGTGCTTTAAAATCCATCCTGCGTGCGGGCGAGGCGCGAGACTCGTAACCGCCTTCGAAGTTAATTCCCCTTCGTCGTATCATGGTTGGTCTTACAATGGACTGAGTGAGCCGCAAGGCAAGCTCGGGCCGTCATGTTGTGCCGGATCTGATTCCTACGCCATTGGAGCTCTCAATCCAGAGTTGTTCCTCGGGCTGATTTGAACCACCCGTTGTCTAAGTTGCGTCAATCACAGGC